ACGACCGCCTGCCTTGCCGTATCGACGTTCTGTACGGCTACTCGGTCATCCGCGCCCCGATGGCTTGCCGTCTCTGGGGCTAACAGGTAAAAATAGGAGCACACGACAATGGCAATTCCTAGCGTAGGCAATGGCTACCAGTTCAACGATGGTAACCTGAACGAGGTCAAGATCAACGTTGCACCGGTCCCCACGACGGCCGCTGACACCGCGACCTTAACCGCTGCACAGTTGACCAACGGAATTATCCTTGGTTCCCCGACGACCACGGCGTCTTACACGTTGCCGACCGTGGCTAACCTGGAACTCATCCTTGACAATGCGAAAGCGGGCGTCACGTTTGATTTCCGCGTCATCAACGTCACGGGTTCCGGCGTTATCACTGTGCTCACCAACACCGGTTGGACAATTGGCTCCAGTGGCTCGCAGGGTCTGATGACCATCGCGGCTACGGCTGGCACGGTCCGCACGTTCCGTGCCCGCAAGACTGGCGATGCCGCTTGGGCGTTGTACGCCATCTCGTAAACAACCTGGCGGGCGGCTTTGGCCGCCCGTCTCCTTCTGGAGGGGCTATGATCTACCTGATGCATTACCGTCATGGCGTTAAAATTGCCACGATGGAGATGGAAGCGCAGTACGACGAGATGAACGGCTGGGTGCGGTTCGACCCGGAAGAACTCGCAGCCCCGATGGCCGAAGAGGCCGTCGAACAGCCCGCCTACGACTTGCCAGAACCGGCACTTGAGGCTAATGTGCTGGCCGAGGCCCCGCGCCGCCGCGGGCGCCCGCGCGTGACGAAGGACGAGTAGCATGACAACGGCCGGCGACATCATTAATGGTTCCCTGCGACTAATTGGTGTGCTGGCCGAAGGCGAAACGCCGTCCTCCGAGACGGCGCAGGACGCCCTGAACGCCATGAACCAGATGATCCAGTCGTGGAACATCGAGCGGCTGTCCGTCTTCTCTACCCTTGATCAGGTCATCAACTGGCTGCCCGGCACTATCAGCGGTACGCTTGGGCCTAGCGGCACCCTTGGGGCCAAAACGGCTGCCGTTACGTCTGCCAGCGGCAACGGTACAGTCGTTACGATGGGTTACACCAGCGTCTACACGTTCTTGGTCGGCGAAATCATCACCATTTCGGGCATGACGCCCAGCACGTACAACGGCACGTACACCATCACGGCGACGGGCGTGGGCACGTTCTCCTTCGCCAGTACCGTGACGGCGACGGCCACCGTGTTCGGAACAATTACCCACTCAACCATTCAGCGGCCCGTACAGATAGACGACAGCAGTTACTTCCGCGACCCGGCCAGCGGCATCTCCTACGGCATCAAGCTCATCAACCAGCAGCAGTACGACGGCATCGCCGTCAAGACAGTCACCAGCACGTATCCGCAGGTCATGTTCGTCAACATGACCTACCCTAACCTGGACCTGTATGTGTACCCTGTGCCGACCAAGCTGCTGGAGTTTCACTTTATCTCGGTCCAGCAGTTAGACGAACCCGCCAATCTGGCGACCGATTTGGCCTTCCCGCCCGGCTACCTGCGCTGTTTCCGCTACAATCTGGCCTGCGAGCTGGCGCCTGAGTTCGGCGTCGAGCCGTCGCGGCAGGTGCAGCGCATCGCCATGACGTCCAAGCGCAACCTGAAGCGCATCAACAACCCCGACGACATCATGGCGCTGCCCTACAGCATCGTCGGTACTCGTCAACGGTTCAATATTTTCGCTGGGAACTACTAATGGCTGACACTAAAATCTCCCAACTTCCGGCGGCTACGACACCCCTGACGGGGCTTGAAGCCATTCCTATGGTGCAAACTGGGGCCACCGTACAGGCGCCGGTTTCTCAGATCACCAATGTTGTTGCGGCTACTCTCAATCCGCCTAACAACCGCATCATCAACGGTGATATGCGGATCGACCAGCGGAATGCGGGTGCGAGCGTAACTCCGACTGTCACTGGCACCTACACGTTGGATCGCTGGTTCGCTAACTTGAGTGTCACGTCTAAGTATTCCGTTCAGCAGCAGACCTCTATCGTCCCGGCTGATTTTACCCATGCACTCAAAGTTACTTCCCTTTCTGCCTATAGCGTTGCAGTTGGTGAGCAGTTTGCCATTTTGCAGGGCATTGAAGGCTTCAACTTTGGTGACTTTGGTTTCGGCACGGCAAGCGCAAAATCAGTCACGCTGTCGTTTTTGGTTTATTCCAGCTTAACGGGTACATTTGGCGGCTCGCTGCAAAACGGCGCTGCAAACCGCTCCTACCCGTTCACTTATTCCATCATTTCCGCAAATACGTGGACGCAGATCAGCATCACTATCCCCGGCGACACTACCGGAACATGGACGAGCAACAACTCGGCTGGGGCTTATATTTCCTTTGGCCTTGGCGTTGGCACGACCCTTAGCGGCACTGCTAACACATGGGCCGCCGCTAACTACCGCTCTGCTACGGGCGCTGTCTCCGTAGTCGGCACCAACGCCGCCACTTGGTACATCACTGGCGTCCAGCTTGAACCTGGCACCGTCGCCACGCCATTCGAGCGCCGCCAGTATCAGCAGGAGTTGGCGCTATGTCAGCGGTATTATCAGAAGAGTTACGCTATGGAGTTGGTTCCCGGTACAGTTACCGCGCAGGGCGCACTTATGATAACCGCTGCTGACAGCTCTGTTTTGACACGCATGTCGTTTGGTACGCACAGATTTGTAGTCCCCATGCGTGCAACGCCTACTGTTACGCTGTATGGGACAAACGGGACAAGCGGAGTGATAAGCCTATACAACGCCGCCAGCACGACACTGACATTCTCTTCGTTCTCTAACCAGTCACCAAACGGTATTGCGGATTTTGCCACGTTCACAACGGCATCCACGGCTGGACAGAGCTACCTTGCACATTACACCGCCAACATAGAGCTATAAAATGTACACCAACGCACAATACACTCTCAATGTTTATGGTGATGTTTCAGGTATTCGTGTGGATATCAACGGCGTGACAAGCTCCGTACCGCTTGACCCCGCGAACACAGATTACCAGAACATCATGGCACTGGTAGACGCTGGCGAACTCACCATCGCCCCGGCGGACGCTCCCTGATGCTCTGCCCGCTCCCTCGGTACTGGATGTGTCATGCGGTGATTGCGCTGTTAATCGCCGCATCCATCTGGCCGGTGTTTGGCCTTTTCGCAGGACTAACGGCGGGCGTCGCGTTCTACGCAGGCCGCGAATACACACAGTGGGAGAGCGGCTTGGCTTTTGACTGGAAAGGCGTTGCGGCGCCGCTTGTTGCGTGCGTCTTGGTTCTCGGGGTCTATCTTTATGCGCGGTAACAAGTAATATGCAAACGCCAATCCTCGGTTCGTCCTATGTGGCCCGCAGCGTTAACGCTGCGGACAGCCGCATGGTGAATCTGTTTCCCGAGGTCGTGCCGGAGGGTGGCAAGCAGGCCGCGTTTCTTAACCGTGCGCCAGGACTGCGGTATCTTGCAACGGTCGGCCCCGGTCCCATCCGCGGGCTGTGGTCGCCGCAAATTACCGGATCGGACGCCTACGTTGTATCCGGCCCCAACTTCTATCGTATCAGCTCCACTTACGCCGTTACGTTGATCGGCACGGTTGGCGGTACAGGCCCAGTGTCCATCGCCGACAACGGCACGCAGATCTTCATCGCCACCAATCCCAACGGCTACATCTACAACATGAGCACGTTGGCTTTTGCCCAGATCACCGACCCGGACTTCCCAGGTGCGGCTACGGTGGGCTATCTTGACGGCTATTTCGTCTTCAATGAGCCCAACAGCCAGAAAGTATGGGTGACTGCGCTGCTGGACGGCACCAGCGTTGATCCGCTGGATTTTGCCAGCGCAGAAGGCTCGCCTGACCAGCTCATCAGCGTGAACGTCGATCACCGCGAGGCGTGGCTGTTCGGTACATCTACAGTTGAGGTGTGGTACAACGCAGGCACTGCCGATTTCCCACTGCAACGTATTCAAGGCGCTTTTAACGAGTTGGGCTGCGCGGCCGTCTATTCGGTCGCCAAACTTGACAACACGTTGTTCTGGCTCGGTTCGGACGCGCGCGGGCGCGGTGTCGTCTACCGCGCCGAAGGTTATCGCGGCACACGTGTTTCGACTCATGCAATTGAGCACGCCATCCAGAACTACAGCACGATTTCCGACGCCATTGGCTACTCCTACCAGCAGGAAGGCCACAAGTTCTACGTCCTCACGTTCCCTACGGCTGACGCCACTTGGGTCTATGACACTTCTACGGGTGCGTGGCATGAACGCGCCGGGTGGCGGAACGGACGCCTGACCCGGCACAGGTCCAACTGCCAGATGAACTTCAACAACGAAGTCATCGTCGGAGACTACGAAAACGGGTTTATATACGCTTTCGATCTTAACGTGTACCGCGATCACATCTACGTGCAGAAGTGGCTACGATCTTGGCGCGCCCTTCCTACGGGAACTAACACGCTCCGGCGCACGGTGCACCACACGCTCCAGCTTGATTGTGAGAGCGGCGTTGGCCTTGATGGCAGCCCCGACGCAGTGGGGTCGCAAAACCTTTTGACGGAAGCGGGCGCGTCTCTTATCACCGAAGCCGGCATTTACATCGTCACCGATGACGAGTTACTTGTCGGCGCCGCTACGGACCCGCAGGTTATGATGCGCTGGTCAGACGACGGCGGACACACATGGTCCCGCGAGCACTGGACGTCGATGGGTCCTATTGGCCGCTATGGCCATCGCGTGTTCTGGCGCCGGTTGGGCATGACGCTCAAGTTGCGCGACCGCGTGTATGAGATTTCGGGGACTGACCCTGTCAAGGTAACAATCATGGGCGCGGAGCTTCTTCTCGATGGCACTGCTTCCTAGCATCACGCAAATACCGGCGCAGCGCGTGCCGATCAACGAGCGGCCCCGAGAGCCTGACTATCTGGCGCGAGAGTGGTATCGCTTTTTTGATAGCCTGCACACATACATTCCGACGCCCGTCACGTTCGTGCCGACCCTGACGTCGGTCACAAACGTAACGTCGCTAACTGCGGGCACATGTTTTTACAACCAGATGGGTACAACCATCACGGTAACGGGCAGCATTACGCTTGATCCTGCGACTACCGGCAACACGGTATTCCAGATGGACCCCCCGGTGCTTGATGGGCTTACGGTAGACCAAGCGGCGGGCATGTTCATCACCACGGCGGCGGGGGCCGCCGACGTGGGGTCCGTCACCGTTGCGTCCAACAAACTCCAGTTTCGCCTTAACGCTGTAAGCGCAGCGTCCGCCATCTACGTCTTCAATGTCAACTACCAGATACGTTAGGTTTGCCACATGAGCGTGACCCTTTCTCCCCTTGCTGGCGCTGCGGCCCAGTTCTTTGACGATAACGGCGACCCCCTTACGGGTGGCAAGCTATACACCTACGCTGCTGGCACGACGACGGCCAAGGCGACGTACACCGATTACACGGGCGCGCAGGCGCACAGCAACCCGATCATTCTGGACGCTGCCGGGCGGACGCCAAGCGAAATTTGGCTGACTTTTGGCGACGCCTACAAGTTCATCCTGAAAGACAGCAACGACACGCTGATCGGCACTTTCGACAACATCGACGGTATTCCGCCCTTCTATACGGCGCGCGCCTGGGTGGTGTTCAACGGCTCGTCGGCGTCTATATCCGCCAGTTTGAACGTCACCAGCGTGGTCAAGAACGCTACGGGCAACTACACCATCACCTTCACGACGGGCATCCTTGCCAATGCCAACTACGCCGTGAGCGGGTCGGCGCTGGGAACGACCAGCCTCGCTCCCTTCGTCTTTACCGACACCACGACGGCTCCCACCGCCGTGACCCTGCGCGTGCAGGTGCTGTCCCTCACCTGGCCTTCGGCCTCGCCGGCCACCGCGGCCTACGACAGCACACGGATCAGCGTCGCGGTGTTCGGGTGATTGAGGTTCTGCAGCATCATTTTGGCGAGACGCTTGACCTGCCGCCGCCTGCGGTTGACTGGCTGCTGGACGTCTGGCGGATGATCCAGATGCTGGACGACATGGCGGACGGCGATCCGGTCAGCCGCGACGACCTCAACGGTGCCATCTGGGCGTCGCTCGTCACCATGCCGGGCAACCCGTTCTATCTCGCCAACGCCGCCGCCCTCCAGTCCGGGCTGGCCCTAGCCACCCTGAAATGGCAGGCGTCGGACGATGCCGAGCGGGCTGGCGAGGCCGACGCCCGGTCGTTCATGTGGCGGGCCGGGTATTACGATCTGGTTCTGTTGGTTGTCCTTTTGACGAAAGGCCACGCAAGTGCTATGTCTCAGGCCAAGGCGGTGATGCACCTCTATGGCGAGACGCTTCACGAATATTTGAAGGAGTTTTCCTAATGCCAGCACCCGTTATGGCTGTCGCCGCAGGCATTGGTGCCGCAGGGGCCATCGGCTCCTCCATCATCGGCTCCAAGGCGTCCAAGGACGCAGCCAGCTCCCAGAAGAAGGCTGCCAAGAAGGCGGCTAAAATTCAACAAAACACGCTTAATAAACAGTTGGCGCTGGCAAAACCTTACGCTGAAGCGGGCACAAACGCGCTGGCAGAATACCAGAAGCTGGCCCCGTACCAGCCGTTTGGTACCCCGCAACTTGCAATTGATCCCGGCTACCAACCCGGTGCCGGTGCCGGCGCTGCACCCCAAGCCGGCATTAGTTCTAACTTTCAAACCGACCCCGGTTACCAGTTCCGCATGTCAGAGGGCGTCAAGGCGCTGGAGCGGTCGGCCGCTGCTCGCGGTCTGCTCCAGTCCGGCACGGCGCTGAAGGGCATTACGGAGTACGGCCAGAACGTGGCCAGCGACGAGTACCAGAACGCCTTCCAGCGGTATCTGGCGCAGCGCGAGGCGTCGATGGAGCCCTACCGCTTCCTGACAGGTGTTGGCCAGGCGGCGGCTGCAGGACAGGCTTCCAACATTGGTGCGGCCGGAAGCAACCTAGCGGAGCTTGCCGCCACACGCGGCAACATCAACGCCCAGTCGGCGATTGGTTCGGCCAACGCCTACGGCGGTGCGCTGAACACGCTGGCGCAGGGCGCGGCTAGTTACGCCGCAAACCAGCCCTACATGAACTATCTGAGTTCCATCACGCCGAGCGCGCCTTCGGCGGTCTACAATCCGACGAACGTCGGCGGCGTCTATTGAGGTGAACCATGCCACTCGACCCTAGCATTATCTCCTCATACAACCCCACCCCCGGCGTTGACGTCAACGCGCTGATGAACCAGCGCATGCAGGGCATGGCGAACATCAACGCCATGGAGCGGCAGCGTCAGGCTGACGCGTTGGCGCTGGAGGACCGTGCGGCAGCACAACAAAAGGAGCAAGCGGCAGCTCTTGTGACTACCTTAGCACCCGCATACGCAACGGCGTTCAAAGGTAAGGGAACTAAAGAAGCCATTATGGCGGGGTACAATATTTTGCCGCCGGAGGTGCAAGCAACTGTCAAGCCGCAAATTGACAGCTTGATGAGTATGCCCTCGGACGATCTGCGCTTGGCGGCGCTGGAATCTTCACTGGCTGGTAGCGACCTTGGGCGCACGCTGCTGGATCGCATCCCAACAGAAATCCAACGTATTAACGCCGAGATTCAGCAGGGTCAACTTACCTTGGCCCAGCAAAAGTTTGAGGCCGAACAGGCGGCAGGACCTGAAGCCAGCTATACGCCCGTCAAGGGTCCTGACGGCAAAGTCTATCTTATGAACTCCAAGACCGGCGAAATGAAATCGCCGATAGTAGAGGGCGGGGCGGACATTAACGCTGGCGCAGCGTTGCCGGAAGGCATGGACGCCAAAACCAAAGCTAAATTTGACCAATCACTACCCAAAGCAAAAGCGGCATTGCGTACGACTTTTTCTGCGTACGCAAACGATATTGCGGACGTACAGGCGCTTCTGGCGGATGAGGCAGGCATCAATGCAATTACTGGCGCAGTCAATGCATACACGCCCGATATTACAAAAGACGCAACACGCGCTGCGGGGCTCTTAAGAAAAATTAGGGCGGGGAACATGTTCTCCGCACTTCAAGAATTGCGCATTAACTCTCCCACTGGCGCAGCCGTTGGTAACGTATCCAATGAAGAAGGCCGTAACTTAAGGGATAGTGTGGCGGCCTTAGACCGCGCGCAGTCCGCAGACGATTTTAAGCGGGCGCTGCAAAAACTGGCCGTTGATTTGGAAGTCGCGCAGCGCAATGTGGCCGCGGCGTTTGATGATACTTACGGGTACCGCAACGATATTGCATCGACCGATATTGAGACAGAAGCGCGTGCTATACGTGAAGCCGCCGAACGCGAAATAGGTAAAACAACGCCGTTGCCTACGCAACAACCGAACGGCTATCGTATCATAAACCAGAGGCCTCAGAGGTAGACACGCTATGCCCATCTACGAAGTAGAAGGTCCAAACGGTGAAGTCTACGAAATTGAAGGGCCGGAAGGCGCTACAGTTGAGCAGCTTACGCAGTTCATAACTTCGCAATATACACCGCCTGACAATAGCGCGTTGCAATGGATGGGCGTTACTAACCGCGCGCTGTTACCTTATGGTTTGGCGGCGGCGGGTGGCGCGGCGGCGGGGGCGCCATTAGCTGGTATTGGCGCCGTTCCGGGCGCGGCGGCGGGTGTACTGGCGCTGGGCGCGGGTGACATTGGCACAAGCGTGTACAATCTGGCGGCCACGCCGTTCGGCGCACCTCGCGTACCGCTGCCATCCGAAACTATACGTCAAGCATACGAGGCCGCAGGCGGTCCTGGCACACGCGAGCCGCAGACAACGCCGCAACGCATATTCAGTTCGGGTCTTGAAGCCGCTACTGGTGCTGGTGGAACAGCAAGAGCGATTAACGCGCTTGCGCCAACGCTAAGGGCCGGTACAACGGCGCGCGGCATAGCCACTGAACTCGGACGGGGGGTGCGCGCGC